TTCAACTATCTCAAGCAAATGAATTTTATTTTATGCGATATAACAAACGGAATTAATAACCCGGATTTTTTTCTGATAATTAATGATTATCAAACATTACTATTGATAACGCAAATATATCACTAGTAATATTATCTAGATTTTTAAGTATATTTTTAAAATTTATACCACCCCCAGCACCCTCAAATCGTTCTAGGTTTTTTCTTATATATATACATGGATAATTTCAACAGACACACAGACAACCCTGCACCTATTTATTCAACCTTATGCGACATTTTATTTTTTACTTTAAAATCATTCTAAATTAGCTAGATGTAGTATATGGATTACCTTAATACCGAAGATCTAGATTGTATTGCTTATATTGATAAGAAAACTAATAATGTAATAATTAGGTTTGTTGGTTTACCTAATGCGAAAGCAGCAGAGCTGTTTACTGACTATGTAATGATGACACTAGGTGTAGAGTATAATCCATTAAGCAGTATTGAAAGATCAAAGATGATACACTAATGAATATCAAAATCCCTTATACTCCGAGAAAACATCAATCTTATTTACATCAACAGATCAATAGATACAGATGGAGTGTTCTCGTGTGCCACAGAAGGTTTGGCAAAACAGTATGTATGATTAATCATTTGATTAGATCGGCATTGATGAGCAAGTTGAAGAATCCTAGATTTGCATACATAGCTCCCACATTCAAACAAGCCAAAAGTATTGCGTGGGATTACATGAAGCAGTTCACAGCAAAGATACCAAACACTAAGTTTAACGAAACAGAACTAAGAGTAGACTTACCTAATGGTTCTAGAATAACATTACTTGGTGCAGAAAACTCAGATGGGTTAAGAGGTATATACCTAGATGGGTGTGTAATAGATGAGTACGCCAACATTGATGGTAAACTATTTGCAGAAATCATTAGACCAGCTCTATCAGACAGAAAAGGATACTGCGTCTTTATTGGTACACCTGCTGGAATGAATAATAACTTCTATGATCTATACCAACACGCCAATGGTGCAGAAGATTGGTTTAACTACAAAGCTAAAGCAAGTGATACTAAGATTGTAGATCCAGAAGAATTAGAGAAAGCAAAAGAAGTTATGGGTGAGAAGAAGTACCTGCAAGAATTTGAGTGTGATTGGATAGCAAACATAGAAGGTGCTATATACGGAGAAGAAATCGCCAAGATTGAAGATAAGAACCAGATAGCTAGAGTTCCCTACGATCCTACTTTGCCTGTCTCAACTGCATGGGATCTCGGTGTCGCAGACCACAGTAGTATTATATTCTTTCAGCAAAAAGGTACGGCAGTACAGATAATAGATTACCATGAAGAAAGAGGTCATGGATTACCACACTACATACAGTTGCTAGAAGAAAAACCCTACATCTACAAGGATCACTTTGCTCCACACGATATTGATGTGCAAGAGTTTGGCAATGGAAAGACTAGAAGAGAGATAGCATATCAGTTAGGAATTAGGTTTAAGGTAGTACCGAAGCTACCAGTAGAAGAAGGTATCCACGCAGTAACCATGCTGCTATCCAGATGTTGGATAGACACAGACCATTGCAAAAGTTTAGTAGATGCGTTAAGACATTACCATAGGAAGTACATCGACAAAAATAGAATGTTCAGATCGAAACCTGTACACGATTGGAGTTCACACGCTTGTGATGCCATGCGTTACCTAGCAGTTGGTCTCCAAGAAATTAATACTAGACAAACTGCTCCACAAAGTGTAGCAGATAATGATTACAGGATTATTTAATTATGGGATCAATTTTTAAACCAAAAACACCATCATTGCCACCACCTCAACCTTTGCCGGAACCACCGGATACAGAATTATCTGCAGAAGAGGAAGCAAGAATGAAAGCTGAAAGAGATGCAATCATGAGAAGAAGAAAAGGTAGAAAGTCTACAATCCTTACTGGACCATTGGGTGTGCAAGAATCTGAAGAAGAAAAACTTAAAACTTTATTAGGAGAATAATATGTTAGATAAAATTAAAAAAGCTATCAAGAAAATGAAACCTGCTGCAAAAAAAGCAGAACCAAAATTTAATAACATGAATGATTTACAAAATGGTGTAGCAGTAAACAGAGAATCTAAATCTGAAACTGTATCTGAAACTAAATCATCTTTAACATTTGGTAAGTAATGGGATCTAATAATTCATCTGGTGGTGGAGCTGGTGGAAACACAGGAGCAGACGCAGGATTCTTTATTGCAGAACAAAGAAAAAAAGAAAAAAAACCTGCAGACTACAATTTAGAAAAAGATGATTCCTCATATTACAAGACTAGAGATTTTGAAACAGCAGGTGCAGAAAAAATAAAAAAAGGAGTTAAAACTCCATCACTACTTGTTAATGTAGGAGCAGCAATTTTATCTAAACCATTACAAGCTGGATCAATAAAAACTAGAAAATATTTTAGAGAAAAAGTTTTAGGTAAAGGTGGATATAAAAAAACTAGTCAATCAGAATTTGATGCTATGAGTAGATCAGCTCAAGAATCTATGTACAAGAGTTATATTACTGGAAGAAATTCTGGTAAAACAGATGCTTATGGTAATACTATATCACAAGGTGATAATGGTGGTGCAACAAGTACAGGTGGTCAAGTAGTACAGGCTCCAACAGTAACTGCTCCAACTACTGCAGAAGTTTCACAAACAACAACTGCAGAAGCAAAGGAAGATGATATTCTTTTAAGAAAAAGAAAAGCAAAAGCTAAAGGAAGATCACCAACAATCATGACAGGCGTTACTGGTGTGGATGGTAGCTTGACTTTAGGTAAACCAAGTTTATTAGGTAGTTAGTATGGCACAAACAGATAAAGCAAAAAATTTATTAAAACGATATGATCGTTTAAAATCACAAAGACAAAATTGGGAAAGTCATTGGCAAGAAGTTGCAGACTATATGCAACCAAGAAAAGCAGATGTAACTAAAACAAGATCTAAAGGTGATAAAAGAACTGAACTTATTTTTGATGGTTCACCATTACAATCAGTAGAACTATTAGCTGCATCACTACATGGTATGTTGACTAACCCATCTACACCTTGGTTCTCTTTAAGATTTAAAAATGAAGGAATGGATGGAGAGGATGAAGCAAAAGAATGGTTGGAAGATGCAACAGAAGTTATGTACTCTGCGTTTAATAAGTCTAACTTCCAACAAGAAATATTTGAATTGTATCATGATCTAATTACATTTGGAACTGCTGCAATGTTTATTGAAGAAGATGATGAAGATGTTTTAAAATTTTCTACAAGACACATTAATGAAATCTTTATTGCAGAAAATGATAAAGGAAGAATCGATACAGTATTTAGAAAGTTTAGTTTATCTGCAAGAGCAGTAATCCAAAAGTTTGGTGATGTATCAATGAACATCGCAACTAAAGCACAGAAAGATCCATATCAAGAAGTAGAGATTATGCACGCAGTATATCCTAGATCTGACTTTAATCCTACAAAACAAGACAAAGAAAATATGCCTTTTGAATCTGTATACCTAGATGCAGAATCTGGAGACGAATTATCTGTATCTGGTTTCAGAGAGTTTCCTTTTGTAGTACCAAGATACTTAAAAGCATCACACGAAATCTATGGTAGATCTCCTGCAATGACAGCATTACCAGATGTTAAGATGCTAAATGAAATGTCAAAGACTACAATCAAGTCTGCACAGAAACAAGTTGATCCACCTTTATTAGTTCCAGATGATGGTTTTATGTTACCTGTAAGAACAGTACCGGGTGGTTTAAATTTTTACAGAGCAGGAACTAGAGATAGAATTGAAACATTAAACATTGGAGCAAACACTCCATTAGGTTTAAACATGGAAGAGCAAAGAAGAAACTCAATTAGAAATGCTTTCTATGTAAATCAATTAATGATGCAGAGTGGTCCACAGATGACAGCAACAGAAGTTATCCAAAGAAACGAAGAGAAGATGAGATTGCTTGGACCAGTATTAGGTAGACTTCAATCTGAATTATTAAAACCATTGATCGATAGATCATTTGCTTTAATCCTTAGAAAGAATTTATTTAGACCAGCTCCAGAATTTTTAGCAGGTCAAGATATAGAAATAGAATATGTATCACCATTAGCTAAAGCACAAAAGTCTACAGAGTTATCTTCTATCATGAGAGCAATAGAAATACTAGGTAGCTTATCAAATGTTGCTCCAGTATTTGATCATATCAATATGGATAAATTGGTTAGACACTTGGCAAATATTGTAGGTGTTCCACAAAAAATATTAAAACCACAATCTGAATTAAATGCTGAAAGAGAACAAGCAGCACAACAACAAGCACAAATGCAACAGATGCAACAAGTACAACAACTAGCAGAAGCAGGGGGAAAAGTAGCACCATTAGCAAAAGCATTACCAGAAGAAGCACAGGCTTTGGCAAACGCTGATGTTGAATAATTTATGGAATCAAATAAACAGCTAGAAAATCTAGTAAAAAAACTTAGAGACAATTATCAATATATTTTTAATACAGACGAAGGCAAAGAGGTTTTGTCTGACTTAGAAAAAAGATGTCATTATCATTCTACTACCAATGTAAAAGGTGATAGTCATGAGAGTGCATACATGGAAGGTCAACGCAGCGTACTTCTATTTATAAAACAAATGCTGCAAAAGGAGAATAAGAATGTCAAGTGAACAGATAACACAAAGTAATGTGCCTGTAGAAGAGACAACAACTACTACAGACACTCCTCAAGTAACAGAACAACCAGTTAGTTCAACAACAACAGAACAACCAACTGTCGCTAAGTCTTGGAAAGAAACAATCTCAGAAGAGTTTAGAAACGATCCAAACATTTCTAAGTTTACAGAAATAGATGCGTTAGCTAAAAGTTATATCAACGCAACTAGAATGATTGGTCAAGACAAAGTTGCAGTACCAAATGAAAACTCAACAGACGATCAATGGCAAGAAGTTTATGGAAAACTAGGTAGACCAGAATCTCCAGATAAATATAAACTAGAAGCTAACTCAGATGTAGTTCCATTAGATGAAGGTGCAATAAAACAATTTGCAGAGAATGCACATCAACTTGGTTTAAATAATAAACAAGCACAAGGTATCCTAGAGTTTTATAAAAATTCTATGGAAGGTTCTGCACAACAAGCAAGAGTAGATACTGAAACTGCACAAGCAAATGCTGAAGCTGAACTCCGTAAAGAATGGGGTAGATCTTATGAAGATAATATTAAGAAAGCTGGATCAGTTGCTAAAGCAAACATGAACCCACAAATCTTAGATATGGAACTAAAAGATGGTACAAGATTAGGAGATCATCCAGAAGTTATCAAAGGTTTTGCAAACATTGCAAACATATTATCTGAAGATAAATTAGTAGGTACTGAAAGCGAAAGTGTTGATAAAGGTACAGACTATGAAGCTGAGATTAGCAAACTTGTTAATGATAGGGATGGTCCATATTGGAATAAGTCTCACCCAGATCATGATAAAGTAGTTCAACAAGTATTTACTTTGAGAACAATGCTCAATGGATAAAGAAGAACTAAGATTAGAAATACTTCGTATTGTAGTAGAAGGTGGATCAGAGAATCAAAAATCTAATCCCTTGCCAATCTGCGAAGAATATTATACATGGATTTGTAAGGCGAGTGAAAATTCGCCTAACAAAAGAAAGACAATTCGTAAGAACCTTTCTGACAACAAGGAATAGACTTGTAGTCTAAAAGACTTTAAATCCAAGAGAAGCCAATTTTTTTGAGAACTCCTCTGATTTTGTTTAATAATAACTTAACAAATAATAGGAGACAATTATGTCAACTGAAATAACAAAAGCATTTGTAGAACAATATAGTTCAAACATACAAATGTTATCACAACAAAAAGGTTCTCTTCTTAGAGATAAAGTAAGATTAGAATCTGTAACTGGTAAGAACGCATTCTTCGATCAAATCGGAAGCGTTACTGCTACAGTAAGATCAACTAGACACTCTGACACTCCACAAGCAGATACTCCTCACTCAAGAAGAAGAGTTTCACTTGTTGACTATGAGTTCGCAGATTTAGTTGATGATCTAGATAAAGTAAGAATGTTAGTAGATCCAACTTCTAGCTATGCACAAGCTGCTGCTTATGCAATGGGTAGAGCAATGGATGATGCTATCTTAACTGCTGCAATCGGTTCATCTGATACAGGTGTTGCTGGTGGTACTGCAGTAGCTTTACCTGCAGGTCAAAAGATTGTTGAAGCTGGAACTGCTGGTTTAACTGTTGCTAAATTAAGAGAAGCAAAAGAAATCATCGATCTTGCTGATGTTGATCCTTCACTAAAAAGATACATCGTAGTATCTCCAAAACAGATCTCTGATCTATTAGGAACTACTGAAGTAACTTCAAGTGACTTCAACACAGTAAAAGCGTTAGCTGCAGGAGATGTTAATACATTCCTTGGCTTTGATTTCTGTGTATCTAACAGACTAGCAATCGCTTCAAGCAAAAGAAAATGTATCGCTTTCGTACAAGATGGTGTTGCATTAGCTGTTGGAAAAGATTCAACTGCTAGAATCGATGAAAGATCTGATAAAGGCTACGCAACTCAAGTTTACTATTCTGCTGCATTCGGTGCAACTAGAATGGAAGAAGCTAAAGTTGTAGAAGTACAGGCTCACGAAGCATAATAAATAGAATTTTAGGGGGTGGAAGCGAGAGTGGAAACCCCCTAGAGTGCATGAAGAAGATACAAGAATTAAAATCTGTATTACATTTTAAAAAAGATAATTATGTATATAGATATGTTTTGGTAGACAGATTTCAAAATGATAGCAAAAATCATTATGGATTTGATACTAAAGAAGAGAGAACAACAGAAGAAATTTTCGCTTTAGAAAAAGATAGACAGATAAGGCGAAAGTATATTATAAGGAAGTAGTATGGCATCAGTAGTAGACATTTGTAATGGAGCATTAAACCAACTTGGTGCATCAACAATACTTACACTTACAGAAGATTCAAAGAACGCAAGACTTTGCAACGCAAGATACACACAAGTTAGAGATAGTTTATTTAGATCTCATCCTTGGAATTGTTTAATTAAAAGAGTTGAACTAGCAAAAGATACTGAAACACCTTCATGGGGTTTTAGTTATCAATTTACTTTACCTGCTGATTGTTTGAGAGTTCTTACAATTTTAAATTATGATTATGATTATAAAATTGAAGGAAGAAAAATTGTAGCAAATCATGGAACAGTTAAAATACAATATGTATCAAGAATAACAGATCCAAATCAATATGATGAGTTATTAAGAGAAACAATATCTGCTGCATTAGCTGCTGACATTGCATACGCAGTTACATCTTCTAATCCTGTTGCTTCTAATATGTACAATTTATTTCAAGATAAATTAAAAGAAGCTAGATTTGTAGATGCTACTGAGGGTCAGAATACTAATCCAGATAATGGTCAATCAGATGTTATTGGATCTTCTTCATTCATAAACGCAAGGTACTAACCCATGGCTAGAGTTGCTGTTCAATTAACGAACTTTACAGGTGGCGAACTATCACCAAGATTAGATGGTAGAAATGATTTACAAAAATATTCTACAGGATGTAAGACATTAGAAAATATGATTATCTTTCCTCATGGAAGTGCAGCAAGAAGAAGTGGTACACAGTTTGTAGCAGAAGTAAAAGATAGTTCTAAAGAAACAAGATTAATTCCTTTTGAATTTAGTACAACACAAACTTATATGTTGGAGTTTGGTAATCAATACATAAGATTTTATAAAGACAATGGTCAGATATTATCTGGTGGTTCAGCTTATGAAATTAGTTCACCATATTTAGAAGCAGAACTATTTGATATTAAGTTTGCACAATCTGCAGATGTTATGTACATTTGTCATCCCAATCATCCAGTACAAAAATTATCTAGAACAGGTCACACATCTTGGACACTAGCTGATGTTGTATTTACGAATGGTCCATTTATGGATCACAATATTGAAACAACAACTGTGACAGCATCACATACTAATGCTGGTCAAACAGGAACATTAACTTTATCATCTACTACTGGAGTTAATTCTAATCAAGGTTGGTTATCAACTGATGTTGGAAGATTGGTTCATGTACTTGATGGTCATGTAAAAATTACAGGCTACACATCATCAACTGTTGTAAACATAGAAGTAATATCAGATATATCAAGTGGATCAGCTACAACTGATTTTGCATTAGGATCTTTTAGTTCTACTACTGGTCATCCTTCTTGCGTAACTTTCTTTGAACAAAGATTAGTATTTGCAGCAACCTTATCTCAACCACAAACATTATTTTTTTCAAAGTCTGGTGATTATGAAAACATGGATGATAATTATCATGGAACTGTAGCAGATGATGATGCTATTATTTATACGATTGCATCAAACCAAGTAAACGCAATTAGATTTATGACAGCTACAAGAACTTTAATCATTGGTACTGCAGGGGGTGAGTTTGCAGTTAGTGGTGGTGGAACTGATATTGCAATAACACCTACAAACATATTAATTAAAAAACAATCTAACAATGGAGCTGCAAATGTAGATGCTCTAGCTGTTGGTAACGCAACTTTATTTTTACAAAGAGCAAGAAGAAAGTTAAGAGAACTAGCTTACAACTTTGATGTTGATGGTTATGTGGCTCCAGATCTAACTATCCTTGCCGAGCATATTTCTGAAGGTGGATTCAAACAACTTTCTTATCAACAAGAACCTAACCAAATTATTTGGGGTGTTAGAAATGATGGTCAGTTAATTGGTTTAACTTATCAAAGAGAACAGCAAGTAGTTGCTTGGCATAGACATATATTTGGTGGTAGTGCAGTTTGTGAAAGTGTTGCTACAGTTCCTACAGATGATTCAGAATATCAAACATGGGTTATTAATAAAAGAACAATCAATGGTGCTACAAAAAGATATGTAGAATATATTCATCAATATGACTTTGATGAAACAGATGATACTTCATTTAATTTTTTAGATTCACAATTAGCTTACGATGGTTCACCTGCTACAACTATATCTGGTCTATCACATCTTGAAGGTGAGACAGTTTCAGTATTAGCTGATGGTGCAACTCATCCAGACAAAGTTGTTAGTTCTGGATCAATCACATTAGATAGATCTGCAAGTAAAGTTAAAGTTGGATTAGGTTATACATCTTTATTACAAACAATGAGAATAGATGCAGGTTCACAGAATGGTACATCACAAAGTAAAACTAAAAGAATATATGAAATTACTGCTAGACTTTACGAAAGTATTGGTGTGGAGATTGGTCCAGATCTAGATAACATGGAACGAATACCATTTAGATCTTCAACTAATCCTATGAATACTGGTATCAATGTATTTACTGGAGACAAAGAAATAGAATTTAGAGGTAACTACGAGACAGATGGTTTTATATTTGTAAGACAAACTCAACCTTTACCTTTGACGATACTATCTTTATATCCTAAACTTCAAACTAACGATGGATAGAATATTAAATATAGTAACATATAAAGCAGAACACGGAGCATACATTATGAAACAACAAATGAATCATAAATTAATGGATAAGGATATGGAGTTTGATGGTAACCCTAGTAACCTAGAACAAGATAACTTAGCATTTACAGGTATGATTTCTGGAAAACCTATCTTTGCTGCAGGTATGAAAATCATTTGGAATGGTGTTGCAGAAGGTTGGGTGTTGGCTACTAAAGATGCTTTAGATCATCCATTGCTTGTAGCGAAAGCTATCAGAAAAGATTTTGCAAGAATTGCTAAAGAAAATAATATCAAAAGAGTTCAAACTGCTGTAAGAGCAAACTATACAACTGGCTTAAAATTTGCTAAGTGGTTAGGTTTAGAGGAAGAAGGATTAATGAAAAAATTTGGCTTTGATGGTTCAGATCAATATATGTATGCGAGGTTATTCTAATGGGTTGGACTACTGCTTTAGTTGCTGCTACATCTGCAATACAAATAAAATCTCAAGGTGAAATTGGAAAGTTTAACGAATCTGTAAATAATCGTAATGCTAAAGTTTTAGAAAATGAAGCTGAAGCTATAGAAAGAAAAACAGAATTTGACTTAAAACAATTTGATAAAGAGTTTGTAAAACTAAGAGGAACAACAGTAGTTAATACTTTAAAATCTGGTGCTGAATATAGTGGATCTGCATTAAGAATTGCTTATTCAAACGAAAGAGAAAAAATTCTACAAGAAAATTTAATAAAATATAATTCTAAAATGAATGTAGCTAAGAAAATTGAACAAGCTAATTTTGCTAGAATTAAAGGTCAAATGGCTAGACAATCAGCGAAATTTGCTCAAATATCTACTGCTGCGTCTACAGGAACATCATTATTAACAATGATGAAAGGAACCACAGTATAATGCCTAAACTTCCAACATACACAGCTAAAGGAACAATGACAACTGAGACAGGTTCTGCTCAGACAAATATTCAAATGGGTTTAGATCAAAACCTAGCTAGTGCGTTGGCTCCTGTTACTAAAAAATTAACTGAATATAAAATTAAAGAAAAAAATGCAGAAAACAAAACTGAAGCATTAGAATTAGAAAACAATGCAGTAGTTGAATTAAATGGTTATGTGCAAGAAGCATCTAATATGAAGGATAGCGACAAAGCAAATAATTTTTTAATGGAAAAAAGTAAATTAGTTAGAACTAAATTTGAATCTCAAGCATCCAATGCAAATGTAAAAACAATTTTTGCAAACAATTATTTGATGGAAGAACAGAAAAAAATCTATTCAGTAGATAATGCTGTTCATAAAAATTTAGTAAACTCAAGAGCATTATTATCTGCAGCAAAAGAAGAAAGAGTTATAACTGATGCTTTGTATCCTGCAAATGGAGATAACTCTATGGCAGTAGCTACACTTAATGCAGACTTAACATCTATATATCAAAGTGATTTTGAAGATGGTATGATTAGTATTACAGAATACGAATCTAAAGTTGCAGACATACCAAACAAAATAGATTACTTCAGAGCAGAAAAAGATTCTGTTGATGATCCTGTTGGAACATTTCATAAATTAATGACAGGGGAGTATGATAACTTAACTCTTAAAACTAGAGAAACATTATTAAAAGAAACTAAATTAGAAGCTGCTCCAGTATTAGAAAAAAATATTACAAATTATCTAAAAATGTTAGAAAATGGAGAAACAATAGATATAAATAAAGAAGCAATTAAATCTGTTTTTGGAACGAAAGCATATACTGATTTTATACAAACAGAAAATAACACAATAAAACTTTCAACAGTTAAATCTGCAATATTTAATTCTAAAGTAGGTGAAGAAAATGCTATATTAGATTCTTGGAATTTAACTTCTGGAAATGAAGCTCAAGATTTACAGTATAAAGACAAAGCAAGAAATTTTATATCTCAAAAAAATAAACTTATTGAAGAAGATGCTGCATCATTAATACTTCAACACGATCCAACTGTTAGACAGTTGTATGAAAATTATCAATCTGAACCAGAAGGATCAGAATCTAAAGATAGATTATTTAAAAAATATGTTAATGCAGTAGTTCAATCTCAAGAAGACATGGGTATCGATCAATCGCTTGTTAAAGTAGTACCTAATGATTTTGCTAAAAAACTTGTAATGGATTATGAAAGTAGATCTCCATTAGAAAAAATTGGTTATCTTCAAGGATTAGAAAATCAATATGGAGAACAGTATGGTAGAGTTTTAATGCAACTATCTGAAAATGGTTTACCTACTACTGCTAAACTTGTTTCTTATATGGGTGATGAAAAATTTGCTATTCAAGCAATGAGTGTCGATACTAAAGAAGAAAGAGATATTTTAGATGACTTCTTAAAAAATAAAGATCTTGACAAAACATCAATAGAAAGAAGTGTTTTTGATCAAATGAAAGAATTAAGAAATGTAGTTATGTATGGAAATAAAATGAATACTACAAAAGCAAATCAAGAAATGAATGATATTCAAGAAACAATAACTTATATTGCTATAAATAAAATGTCATCTGGAACAAAAGAAAAAGATGCTATCGAAGAAGCTACCAATGAAGTAATGAAGAACTTTAAATTTGCAGGTGGTGAATCTATGTTAGGTGGTGACAATACTTACTTTATTCCAAAAAGATATAACAATGAAAGTTTAGATGATGGTCAAATGAGATTAATAGAAGCAAAAGCAAAAGCTATTAAGGAAAATCATTTAGAAGATTTTGATATGTTTACTTTTCAATCTGAAAATCCAGAAATAGATGATCAAGAATTAAATGAAGAAATGTTAGAACAAGCAAAAGATAATGGTGTTTGGGTTAATAGTGCAGACGGATCTGGAATTGTTTTTGCTATACCTTTTCCAAATGGAGAATTAGCTTTAGTAGAAAATAAAAAAGGTGAATTATTAAAAATAAATTTTGATGATGGTTCTCATATATTACCTACTACAAATATTAGAATAGAATTAAACATTTACGATTCTAATAAAAAAGAAGATCAAACACCTTAATCATTATGGCAAATATAGGATTCGGTTTAGAAGTAAATAAATATGCAAAGCAAACAGGCTTTGATCAATTTCAAACTGATCTTACAGATGTACTTTTAGAGACGGCAAAAGATGCTTGGAAATATAACCCGGTATCTTCTGCTTTACGATTATATGAGTTAGAGCAAAGTAGAGATGTTGATGAACCTTTAATACCATTTCAAGAATTAAATAAAAAATATAAAGGAACTGGAATTTTTTTTGAACAAGATGAAAAAGAATCTACTGCAGAAATTTTAGCAGAAAGAAAAAAAGAAGAAAGATATAGACAAAGTATTATCCAGCGTGGACCAACAGGATTTGTAGCAGGTACTGCAAAATTTGGTACTGCAATGGTAGCAAGTATGGCAGATCCTATTAACCTTTGCTATGATGTTTATTCCTGTAGTTGGTCAAGCAAGATTTGCAAGTCTAGTTGCTAAATATGGATTTACAAAAGCTAGAATGATGAGAGGTGCGATAGAAGGTTTTACAGGTATAGCTGCTGTTGAACCATTAGTTTATGGTGCTGCAACTGCAGAACAATCTGATTATGGATTAGTAGATAGTTTTATGGCAGTATCTTTTGGTACTGTTCTTGGTGGTGGTCTGCATATAGGTGCAGGTAAATTAAAAGATCTAAATACTCGTAGAAAATTTAATAAAAGAATTAGACAAACTAGAAAAGAGTTAGGATCTAAATCAGATGAAGATCCGGCATTTAATTTATATAAAGAATACTATCCAGAAAACTCTAGAATAATGAAAGAACTTGCCGAGACAGATCCGGATACTAGACAATTATTACTTTCAAAAGCAATGGCAGACATAGTAGAAGAAGTTCCTGTTAATGTTAAAGATTATGCTGATTTAAATCCTAGGTTAAGACACGCACAAATAGATGAAAATATAGTAGAGAAAGCTAGAAAAAAAGTAAATGAAGAAAGCGTAGAAGTTAATAGACAGTTAAAAGAAATTCAAAATAAAATTAATATGTTAGAAAATTATTTTGATCCAAAAAGAAAAATATCAAATGTTAAATATACTCCAGAATTAAAAAAATTAAAAAAAGTAAAATCTAAATTATTAAAAAAAGAAAAAGAATTAGTAGAACAATTTACTAATAGAAGTAAATTAATTGATGAAAGAATTACAAATAAACCACAAGAAATTACTTCAAGAGTTCAAACAAAACCTAAAAATGTTCAAGAAGATAGTATTGTAAAAGCATACGATAAAGATAAAGCACAAAGCATCTTTAGAATCTAGAAACTTAGATGAAGAACTTAGAATTGCTGAAAATAATTTAACAAACAAAATAGAATCTAAAAATAAATTAAAACTACAAACTAACGAAGATACAAGAGTTTCTGTAAAAGCATTAGAAGATATAAAAACTAAATCAGATGATTATGAGAGTGCAATTATGGAAGGAATTAACTGTAGGATTGGTAAATAATTATGGCAGATAAATGTTTAATAAGAATAGAAGATGCGTTAACTAAAAAAGGTTTTGATAAAGACGATGCAGCAGGTATTCTTAAATCTATTAAAAAAGCAGAAAGTGATGCAAAATTAAAAGAAGCAGATGATCAAGTTAATGCTGCTCTTGCTAAAGAAATTTTAGATAAACAAAAAATACAAAAAAAATTAAATAAACTAAACGCAATAGAAGATGAAATAAAAGTTAGAGATTGGGTTGAATGGAACTTAACTAACTTTAAAGATAATCCAAAAGAAGGTTTAACTGCAATACTTGTTGGTAGTAACTGGGAAAGAATGGGTGCAAGAGATTCAGTTGCTGCAGCTCAAGATGCTTACTATAAAAACTTAGTTGTTTCATTTAATGCTAAATTAAAAGAAGCAGGTGTAGATGATTTATTTGCTAAAGCTAACGATGATATTGAAAGAAAAATTTCTAGAGTTATTTGGGAACTTGGAGAAGGTAAAGCTATTACAGAAAAAAATGCTGACATAGTTAAACTTGCTAAAGTTATTGAAGATTTTTCAGAGACAGTAAGAAAAAAATATAACAACTATGGAGCCAATATAGAAAAACTTCCGGGTTGGATTATTAGACAAAGTTCAGATCCTTTTCAATTAAGAAATGCTTTAAATACTATTAATGTAAAAAATAATGTAAAATCAAAAATAACTAATGGTAGTGCAGAAGTAAATATAAAGGCATGGAAGGATTATATTTTACCTAAGTTAGATCATAAAAGAACTTTTTTTGAAACTGATAATACTCCAGAAGATATAGATAGATTTTTAACCAAAGCATATGGATCTCTAATTAGAAATGAAAATCAAGTAGTAAATAGTAAGGGAGAAGTTTTTGGTAAAAAAAGTATGGTTAGAAGCATTGCAGCAAAAAGAGTTTTACATTTTAAAAGTGCAGATGATTGGTATGATTACAATTCTGTGTTTGGTGGTAGAAATTTAAAAGAAGCTATCTTTGGTGGATTTCATGTTGCAGGTAAAAATATTGGAATGATGAGTAAACTTGGAAGTAATCCTCATAAAAATTATGCAAAGATAATGGATTTAGTTAAAAATGAATTACAAGTTACTGGTAGAGAAACACAGGCTCAAGCAGTTGGTGCATTTTCTAAAGAACAAGGTGGTCATATGAAATTTATGGCAGAAGTAGATGGATCTGTAAATATGATTAATAGTTTTCCCGGAGCCAAATGGAGTGCAATATCTAGAGCAATTGCTTCTATGGCAAAACTAGGGGGTGCAACAATTTCTGCAATATCTGATCTTCATCTTTATGCAAAAGAAATGAAATGGCAAGGTAGATCTTATATAGGTGGTCTTGCAGAAGCTATGGGTAGACTTGGTAAAATTAAAAATTCAAAAGCTAAACAAGAAATTGCTGAACAATTAGGTTTTATAAACGACAATATTATTTATGACTTAGCTGCAAGATATTCTGCAGGTGATAATTTAAACAGAGGTTTCTCTCAAGTACAAAGAACTTTCTTTAAACTTAATGGTCTTGCTTGGTGGACCAACTCATTAAAAGATGGTGCTATATTAGGTATGGGTCATTATGTAGCCAAACAAACTAAAACTTCTTTTAAAAATTTAGATTTTCAATTTAAAAGATTAATTTCACAATATGGTATTGATGAGAAAATATGGAATCATATTAGAAAAATGGATTTAGATAAAGCTGATGATGGTAAATTATTTTTTAATACACAAAAAATAGATAATTTATCAGATGATATTATCAAAGATATTGAAGGTAAAACTACAATGTCTGCAAGAGAGATTGAGGTATCTAGAGATTTTTTAAAAACAAAAGTATTAGGAATGTTTTTAGATAGAGCAACTTATGCCGTACTAGAACCAGATGCTAGAACCAGAGGTTGGATGAAAATGGGTCAACAAGCAGGAACTTATCCCGGTGAAGCATTAAGATTTATGTCTCAATTTAAAGCGTTTCCATTTGCATTTTATCAAAAAATGATTGGTAGAGAAACTGCCTATGTGGAAAGAAGGTAGAAAGTTTGATGCAATGTTAGGTATGGCACAGTTAGTTGGTGGATCTGCTTTATTTGGTTATATCGCTATGACAGCAAAAGATATATTAAAAGGTAAAACTCCTAGAACTGAATTAAATTTTAAAAACTTTTCTGCTGCTTTTTTACAAGGTGGTGGTTTAGGTATTTATACTGATTTTTTATTTGGTAATATTCAAAACTCTACAAGTGCTTTAGCTACTATTGCCGGACCAGTACCTACAGAGGGTGTAAGATTATTATCTGCTTTAAATTATGCTATAAAAGGAGAAGGTGGTAAAGCAGGAAAACAAGCATATTATTCTTTTAAAGAAAACATTCCATTTTTAAATTTATTCTATATAAAGACAATATTCGATTATGCGATTGGTTATCAAATGATGGAAACTTTGTCTCCGGGTTCTTTAAGGCGTATGGAAAAAAGAATGAAAGAATCTGGTCAAGAATTTTTGTTTACAAAACCATCAACATTGTTTAAAGGTTTATAGAATATGACAATATCATCTACTACAGTAAAGAACTCCTACTCTGGAAATGGTACTCTAGATACTTTCAATTATACATTCAAAGTATTTGCAGATGCTGATCTTCAAGTTATTATTAGGGATGCTTCAGCTACTGAAACAGTTAAGACTTTAACTACACATTACACAGTAACAGGTGCAGGTTCTGCTTCTGGTGGAACTGTTGTGTTTACAGCAGGTAACATTCCAACTGCAACAGAAACTGTAGTTATAAGAAGAGCATCACCACAAACACAAGCAATCGATTATATTGCTAACGATCCATTCCCTGCAGAAAGTCATGAAGAAGGATTGGATAGATCTATGATGGCAATTCAACAGTTGCAAGAAGAAGTAGATAGATCAATTAAATTATCAAGAACAAACACAATGAACTCTACAGAGTTTACTATTGGTGATACTGATAGAGCAGGAAAAATTTTTGGTTTTGATTCTAATGGAGAACTTGTTGTATCGCAAGAACTGGGAACTTTCAAAGGTGATTGGTCTGCATCAACAACTTACAATGCTAGAGATATAGTTAAAGACACCTCAACAAATAATATTTTTTTATGTAACACAGGTCACACATCTTCTGGTGCTGAACCTTTAACTACAAACACAGATAGTGCTAAATGGGATTTATTAGTAGACGCAGCTAGTGCTACAACATCTGCTACCAATGCTGCTGCTAGTGCTACGGCTGCTGCAAATTCTGCTAGTGCTGCATCAACTTCTGAAACTAATGCTGCAACCTCTGCTACAACTGCAACTACAAAAGCAGGTGAAGCATCTACTTCAGCAACCAATGCCGAAACTGCAAAGACGGCAGCTGAAACGGCTCAAGCTGCTGCAGAAGCAGCCTTGGATAATTTCGATGATAGATTTTTAGGTGCTAAAGCTAGTGATCCTACAGTTGATAATGATGGAGATGCATTAACAGACGGAGCATTATACTTTAATACTACAGATGATGTAATGAAAGTGTACGATTTGACTAACACTCAATGGAGACAAATACAACTTTCAACTTCAGATCAAGCAAATGTTAATACTGTAGCTGCAGATTTATCTGGTTCAAACACAATAGGAACTGTTGCAGGATCTATAGCCAATGTAAACACAACTGCAACTAACATAGCGAATATAAACACAACTGCAGGAATAGATACTGAAATTTCCAATGTATCTGGAATAAGTTCTGCAATATCTGCAGTTAATTCAAATTCTGCAAATATTAATGCAGTTAATGCAAACAGTACGAATATAAATTTAGTAGCAACTAACAATACAAATGTTACGAATGTAGGTTCAAACATATCTTCAATCACAACTGCAGCAAACAATCTTGCAGACATAAACGCTTTCGCAAATATCTATCTTGGACCAAATAGTTCAGCTCCAACTGCAGATCCAGATGGTTCGGCATTAGATGTTGGTGATTTATATTTTGATACTGCATCACAAACCATGAAAGTCTACTCATCAAGTGGGTGGATTCCTGCTGGCTCAAGTGTGAATGGAACTTCAAGTAGGTTTACATACACAGTATCTAGTTCAACTACTACAATTACTGGAGCTGATGACAATTCTAACACACTTGCTTACGATGCAGGATTTATAGATGTATATCTAAATGGTGTTAAGATGGTTAATGGTACAGATGTTACTGTAACTTCTGGAGATAGTATTGTTTTTGCTAGTGCAATTGGAACTTCTGGAACTGATGTTGTAGATGTTATTGCATTTGGAACTTTCCAATTATCTAACTTTAGTATTAATGACGCAAATGATGTATCAACAGGTGGTATTTCAGATGGTCAAGTTTTAGTTTACAATAATTCTGCTGGTGCATTCCAACCAGGTAACGCAAGTTCTGCAGAGGTATATGGATTTAGTAAAAATGCTAGTGGTGAATTAATAGTAACTACTACAAATGGTGGTGTAGATGACATAAGCGATACGACTTATGCTTCATTTGATGATGTTTTATTTAGTGCTAGTGGGTTCACTTTTAGCATAAATAATGATGGAAATTTAGTTGCAACAATTTAAAAATAAGTATAAGGAGAACACATGGCTACTGTAAATTTAGGATCTATAAAATTTCAATTGGAAAGGTGCTTACGCAGGTGGTACTGCTTATGCAGTAGATGATGTTGTTTCATACAATGGATCATCTTATGTATGTACTGCTGCATCAACTGGTAACCTTCCAACAGATACAAATTTCTGGGATCAAATGTCTGGTAAAGGTACAGATGCAGACTTATTAAATATTGCAAGTACAGTACAAGGAGATTTGTATTATAATAATGGTAGTGCAATCGCTAGACTTGGTGCAGGAACAAGTGGACAGGCTTTAATTACACAAGGTACTGGTGCTAATCCTATTTGGGGTTCAGCAGATGGAAAATTTGAAAGTCAATTACTTCATATTACAAGTGCACCACAACAAACAACTACTACTACTTCTTGGACTAAACTTGGTTTAGACACAGTTAGAACAAATGAAGTTTCTGGTGCAAGTTTAAGTAGTTCAGTAATAACTTTACCTGCAGGTACTTATTTTACAATGAGTACAGTTCAATTTTATAGAGTAAATGATTATAATGCTAAATTAAGAAATGTATCTGATGGTGTAGATTTAATTCTAGGTAGTGGTGGACATACTTGGACACAACCTGATGATGCTTCTACACCTGCTTCTCATCTAAATGGTAGATTTACTTTATCAGCACAAAAAAATGTTGAATTGCAATATTACATTGCTACTAATTACGCTCAAACTACTGCTCAAAATGGACACCCAAACCAAATATTAATTTGGAAAATAGCATAAGGAGATAAAATATGAAATATGGAAAAATAGAAAATAATATAGTTGTTCAAGTACAACCTAATTTTGAAGATGGTTTTGTTGAAATAGCAGATAGTGTTGAAGCACAAATGGAACAAAAAACAGATGGAACATTTGATTTTCAACAATCTCATTATGACAAAATACAAGCACAAAAAGATGAATTAACACAATCAAATGTTGACAAAGCTAGTGGCAATCAAAAGCTATTAGACTTGGGATTAACACAAGCTGAAGCAACAGCATTAACTGGTTATACACCACCTAGCGAGGATTAATCCTCATGACTAAAGCTAAAGATATAGCAACAGTTTATTCTACTGCTAACACAGCAGAAAACTTTGTTAAACTTGACAACTCTGCTAGACTTCCTGCTTTAGATGGTTCGCAACTAACAGGTGTTGCAGAAACAAAACCTACAATAACTTCTATAACTCCAGATGTTATTACTAACAATCAAACTTCAATTACAATTACAGGAACTAATTATGTTTCAGTACCTCAAGTAGAATTTTTAAATCCTTCTACTGGTATTTGGTATGTTGCAGACACAGTTACATTTAACAACTCAACTTCTTTAACAGTTCAAGCAACACTAGCTGTTGATGCTCAATATAAAATTAGAATAGAAAATCCTAATGGTTTAGCCGTACTATCATCTACAAATATTTTAACTGTTTCAGATGCTCCTACTTGGACAACTGCTGCAGGTACACTAGGAACTATTGCAGGAAATTTTTCTGGAACTGTAGCTACAGTTGCTGGAACTTCAGATAGTGCAGTTACTTATTCTGAAGTAACCAATGTATTAACAAATGCTTCTCAAGCAAATTGTTCTTTAAATTCTACAACAGGTGTGATAACAACTACAGACTTTGGTGGTTCAAGCACAACTGCAACAACCTATAATTTCACACTCCGAATTACGGATGGTGAAAACCAAACAACTGATCGTAGCTTTAGTTTAACTTCTAGCTTCGGTGCAACAGGGGGTGGACAATTTAACTAATGGCTAATACATATTTAGGAGTTTCAACATCTTCAAGTGGAGTAAGAACAAAGTGGACAACTAGTTTTTGGGTAAAAAGAAGCAATCTAAGTAGTGATAATGTTATATTTGGTTCATATCTAGATGGTTCTAACCAAGATACTATAAGGTTTACTTCTGATAATAAATTACAATGGTATAGTTATCAAGCAAGTAGCTTTTCTAATGGTGGAAATTTACTTACTAATAGACTTTTTAGAGATACTAATGCTTGGTATCATATTGTTTGCAGATGGGATACTAATAACTCTACAGCAGACGATAGAATGAAAATTTGGGTTAATGGTGTAGAAGAAACATCTTTTAATTCAAGAACCAATCCATCATCTGGTAGAGAAAGTTTAATTAGTTATCAAGGATACACAACTATTGGAAGATTAGGTAGCGATTATTTAGATGGCTGTTTATCTCATATTCATTTTTGCGATAACCAATCATATCAAGCAAGTGATTTTGGTTTAACAGATAGCACAACTGGAGAATGGAAAATAAATACTTCTCCAAGTGTATCTTATGGAAATAGAGGATATTTTGCTTTAAAAGATGGTAATTCATTAACAGACCAATCTGGTCTTGGTAATAACCTTACACTACAAGGTGGTACACTTACAAAAACAGAAGATAGTCCAAGCAATGTTTTTTGTACTTGGAATCCTTTAGATAATTTTTATCAAGAAAGTACATTTGCACATGGAAATACACAAGTAAGAGGTAAATCTCCTGGAATTCAATATGGTTATGAAACTTTTAATACAGGAACTTTAGGTATGACTTCTGGTAAATATTACTGGGAAATTAAATTTTCTGCTAATGATAGTGGTGCTACCGAAATAGGAATTGTAGATAATGTAACTACTTCTTCATCTCAACAATTACAACAAAGAACTTATGGTTGGTCATATAGTAAAGATGGTACTGTAAAAAATAATAGTTCATCTGTTGGTGGTACTTGGGGAACTTACACAACAGGGGATATAATTGGAGTTGCTTTAAATCTAGATGATGAGCAAGATGGATTAAATAAATTATATTTTAGTAAAAATGGTGTTTGGCAAAATGGTTCTGACCCATCAAATGCAAGTTCAGTAACAGGAGTAGTAGGAGTTACAAAACCAGAAAATAATTCAAGTGGATTTTATTTTCCTGCTGGTGGAGATGAAAATGCAGGTAATTCTACTTTACAAGCAAACTTCGGCAATGGCTACTTCGGTACACAACAGATATCTAGTGCAGGAACTAACGCAAGTGGAATAGGAATATTTGAATATGATGTACCAACAGGCTATACTGCTTTATCAACAAAAGGATTAAATTTATAATGGCTTTACATTCGTTACACTCATGCAAAGAAATTAATTATAAGGAGATATTTTAATTATGGCATACACAACAATTAATAAATCTACAGATTATTTTGACACTAAAGTGTACACAGGTAATGGTTCTTCACAAACTTTAACCATGGATAATCTTGGAATGCTTTGGATTAAAAATAGAACTGAACAATCTAACCATAATTTATTTGATAGTGTTAGAGGTGGATATTATACATCAGCTCCTGGACCAAATTTAAGACCAAATAGTTCAACTGAAGGTCATGGCTCTGATATAACTTCTGCCTATGGTATAACTTTTGGTTTATCATCTTCAACTATTGGTTCTGATGGTGGTGGATATAACTATAATCAAAACTCAAAAAGTTATGTGGGTTGGCAATGGAGAGCAGGAAGTTCAGCTTCATCTAATACAGCTGGTACTATAAACACTACAGCTACTTCAGTAGATACAACAGCAGGATTTTCAATATCTACATACACAGGTACAGGTTCTGATGCTACTGTTGGTCATGGATTAGGTGTTACTCCAAAAATAGTTTTTTTTAAAAGATTAGATACTAGTGCTAATTGGGTTGTTCAATCATCTCTACTTGGAAATAAAGTTCAGTTAGTTTTAAATGGAACAGATGCAGAAAATACAGATAGTAGATTAGGTGCATCTGATAACTGGAGTAATCAAGTATTTACTGTTGGAACTTATGGAGATATGAACGCAAGTGGTGGAAAATATGTGGCTTATGCTTTTGCAGAAAAAACTGGTTATAGCAAGTTTGGAAAACTTATTTCTAATGGTTCAGATGATGGTACTTTTACTTACACAGGTTTTGCTCCAAAACTAGTTATACTGAAACCAAATGTAACTGATAGTTGGTCGAATTGGTATATGTTCGACACAGCAAGAGATACAAATTTAAATGATAAGCCTTTATATGCAAATTTAAGTACACAGGAAGCATATTTTGGTGGTTCACCTGCTACAAACTATGCACAAATTGATATACTTTCAAATGGATTTAAAATTCGTAGAGATGGTAGTTGGGGTGGTGGTGGAAGTGGTACAGAACTACTTTACATGGCATTTGGTCAGAGCATTGTAGGTTCAAACAATGTACCATGTACAGCTAGATAAATGAAATTTGTTTTAGCTTATACTATCTGTTCGGCTATCACAGGATTTTGTAACAACACATCTTTATCTCCAGTAGAATTTAATTCGTGGACCGATTGTACTAAAGCAGGTGCAATGGCTACTATTAAAGTTACCAATGAAAACTTAGAAGCATTTAACGAAAAGAAATTATATGTAAGTTATTTCTGTAACGAGATAGAGGGTGAAGATGCCTAAAAAGAAAAGTTTAAAACAAGGTATAGAGGATAACAACTCTATTCGTATTTCATATCATGAGAAGGTTTGTGCAGAAAGAATGAAAACTTTATTCAAAGCAATAGATGAAATGCGTACAGATATAAAAGAATTAAAAAGTGATGTTAATAAAAGTAAGGGTGGCTTCAGAGTATTATTACTCATTGGTGGAGCAATAGCTTCCTTGCTAGGCTACATCAAATGGAATGGCTAACAGAAGAAAGAAAGCAGTTATAGGTTTAGCTTCTGAGGTTGCTGCACAACTGCGTCTTATAAAAGATCCTAACTTAATAGTGTTTGCACCAGTAGGTGGATTGGGTCCAGTAGATATAGTAACTTTAAATATGACAACAGGTGAGTATACTGCTTATGATGTTAAATCTAAAAATTATAGAAAAGTTGATAGTTATACTGCACCAGATGGCTATAAAAGAAACCTTAAAGGATCATTTATATCTAGAGGTAGAACTAAAGAGCAAGTTAAACTTAAAGTAAAGATAATATACGAATGAAACTCTCTCCTAACTTCACCTTGCAAGAACTAACCAAGTCAGACACAGCAGTAAGATTAGGTATAGCTAACGAACCTAACTCAGATCAGATTGCTAAACTACAAAACCTTTGCGAGACTTTGCTGCAACCAGTTAGAGATAAGTTTGGTCCAGTAATTGTTACCTCTGGATACAGATCTCCAGAGCTTTGTGTTAAGATAGGCAGCTCAATTAATAGCCAACATTGTAAAGCTGAAGCCGTAGATTTCGAAGTTCCGGGTACAGATAATGCCGATCTTGCTTACTGGATAAAAGATAATATAGAAGGATGGGATCAATTAATCCTTGAGTTTTATACTATTGGAGAGCCATCAAGTGGTTGGGTTCATTGCAGCATAGCAGATAAACCTAGAAAACAATTCTTGAGAGCTTTCAAAGAAGATGGTAAGACAAAGTACAAACCAATATTAGGAGATATAAGATGTGGTTAAGTGCTATTAAACTTGCAGTACAAGCAGGTAGTCATATTTATAAAAACAAACAGAAAACTAAAATGCTTATGGCAGACGCACAAATGAATCATGCTCAGAAGATGGCTAATGGTGAAGCAGAATACCAAGGTAAGTTGTTACAGAGTAGAGATTCAGATTGGAAAGACGAGTTCATTTTATTATTATTAAGTGTGCCAATTGTAATGTTAGGATTTGCAGTTTGGTCAGATGATCCAACTCACATGGAGAAGATGAAATTATTCTTTGAATATTTTTCACAACTTCCATTTTGGTATCAGACTATTTTCGTGGGAGTAATAGCTTCTGTGTATGGTTTGAAAGCAACAGATTTAATTAAGAGGAAGTAATGAGTAATCAAGCACCTACAATGTTCGTATCACAGTATAGTAAAAAGAAACCTACACTTCTTTCGCAGCAAACAGGTAAGAAGAAAAAGAAAAAGAAATATAAGAAGAAGAAGTAATGGCTAAACAAAAGTTCACACATTTTATACCTAGAGAGAAACCTAAGAAGAGAAAAGGTGTTCATACAAAATCTCAAAACAAAAGTGCTAAGAGACAAAAGAAACAAACTCGCTACAAGGGTGGTGGAAGATGATTGATAAATTTATTTATAATTTTTTTTGCTCAATAGATAAGTTCTTCTCATGGCTTGAGACTTACTCTGTTAAATTTACTTCATGGTTATGGCAGCTAAGAGTTAAGCTGCTAAAGAAAAAGAGAAAAAGAAAATGAGAGACACCAAAGTATTAGAATCTTTTAAAAAGAAAGTAGAAAAAAAATTAAAAGAGATGGATCTATTTAAGTTGTTAAAGAAAGAAGTAAATCATGGTGCTAATGGTACTAAAGATTATGTAATTAAAAAAGGAATTAACAAAGGTAAGATTGCAAAATGAAACGACAACACAATACAATGTTAATAGGTTTATTAGGTACAATCCTTTTAGGATTATCTACTTATGTATTGATGACTATTGTAGAATTACAAGTTCATATTGGTATGCTTACTGAAGAAATAATGTCTGTTGATAAACAGATAGGTAGAATATATAATCACATGGATAGATTAAGCAGCAGGTAATTATGGCAATAAGAAAGACTACTAAAGGTAAGAACGCAAACTACAGACCAACAAAGTCTGGAGCTGGTATGACGGCTAAAGGTGTAAGAGCATATCGAAGAGCCAATCCGGGTAGTAAATTAAAGACGGCAGTAACAGGTAAAGTTAAAGCAGGATCAAAGGCAGCTAAAAGAAGAAAGTCATATTGTGCAAGATCTCTTGGTCAACTTAAAAGATCTTCTGCTAAAACAAGGAACGATCCTAACTCTAGAATAAGACAAGCTAGAAGAAGATGGAAGTGTTAGTTTGAAAAAAACCTGGAAGAAACCAAAAGTTCAATCATTAGTTTGTGGTCATTGCAAAGAGTGTGACAAACAATTAATGAGTGATGAAGGTGGTTGGATAGTAACTGCTAAAAAAGAATATTTTTGTCATGATGGCAAAGATGGTAGTTGCTTTGACAACTATTGTGAGTTAAAATTAAAACAACAACAGGAGAATACTAATGAAAAAAGGTTATCACAAAACAGCTACTGGTAAGATCGCAAAGAAGGGTCTTTATTATAACATCAATAAGAAAAAAAAAGCTGGTACTTCAAATTCTAAAAAGAAGTCTACAATCTCTGCGAAGGCTTACAAGAATATGAAGTCTGGATTTAAAAAGTAGTTTCTTTTAATTCTTCAAACTCTTCCCAAATAGAATTTTCTACACCCCAATAATTTTTCTTATCTTGCTTGTTTCTTAATGAGTGAATAATTGTTGTATGATCTTGATTAAATAATCTAGCCATAGAAGATAAGCTAACATTGTAACCTTCATACAATAGATTATAGATTATACTTCTTGCTCGAACTACATCCCTTGTTCTACCTTTACTAAAGATGTCATGTTTGCTTACAGTATATTTCTCACACACTTTATCTACAAGTTTGGAAACAACTTCTAGGTTTGCGTTCTTTGTTTTAAATGTAGTAGCAATTTTAGTTTTATTATTGCTATCCATTATTGGTTGTCTCTGCATTAGTTCTGCTGCGTACAGAAATCCTTCCGAGAACCCTACCTCATATAATCTTTCTTCTTGGTTCGTGAGAAGGTAAAATGCTTTCTTAACCTTATAGATAAAGTGATTCTGATTTAAGTTTTTAATGTGTTTATTATAGTGTGTGCTTATATTTATGGTCATAGATCCCCTACAGTTTCCTTTCTTTTTTTTCAACTATTAAGTTAATAACTATTTATTTGTCATTAACTTTTCTTTTGTCTGCTCTATTTGCCAAAGTAATTTATAAGAATCTTGTTGATACTTATTTACTTTCAGTTTCGCTTCCAGATACTTCTCGTGTTTCTTCGCTTGAAGATCCTTTAGCTTCTGCAGACGCATTCGGATTTGTTCCATCATGCTCCTTTTTTACTGTTGTAAAATCGTACTTTAAGTTGTCGATTTTTACTTCTACAAACTCTCCTCTATTCGAGTTGTTTGCAGCTTTCTTCACATCATCAAAGAGTTCAATCATTTGAAAATGACACTCCCCATTGATAATTCTTTTAAATTTTGTCATACTTATTTACTTTTTTCAACTTCTTTTTTGATTAGAAAATCTATATACTGTCTTGCTTTTTTAAGATCTTCAATACCATTCTTTCTTTTATATCTAGAAATATATTTAATTACATTACCCTCACAAAAATTAAAATTGTTTTCAATAATAAAATCTATTGGTTCAATCTTGTTTGCTATGTAGTGTGCCGGTTCTTTTATATTGTCTGCCATATTAAATCCTTTTTTTTAGCAAGGTGGGGAAAACGATAGAAAGGGAAAAAACCCCACCCTGCTTGATACCCTTTAGCCTAAGTTAAAAGGTATATTCGTTATTACCACCATCATCTGCTTTTGCAAAGCTATTATTACTAGACTTACCTGCTCCACTTGGTGTTAAAATTATAGTCAACTCTCCTGCTTTTACTTTGCCGTCTTGATCTTTAGACGGAAAGGCAGCTTGGTTGTACCATTTACCATTAATGTTTACTCCAATAGTCCAGTTCTTATCTGGATGTTTCATATTTTTTGGACCAACATATATAGGAAGTTTATCTTCTGGTGACTTCCAATCTGGGTTCTTGGTTAGGTTAATGTATATCTTGTCGGATTTATTATCCATGTTTACTCCTTGGTTATATCAATCTTATGATTGATTATTGTTTAGTTTGACCTCATGCTCACGAGTATGTTTCATAACTTGCTCGAATGCTTTAAGGTTATTTTTTTTAAGATACATAACTTGATCTCTAACCAAATCTTTAACTGCAGACAGTTGTCTTGAAGTTGTTGTGTCAGAAATATCTTTTATTATATCTTCTACATTTACCTCATCATCAAGGTAAGTAGGTTCTTCTACAGATTGCTCTGAAGAATTTTGTTGGAATGGTTTTGCATTGTAACCATCTTCTAAATCCATGCCTGTCTTTAAGTTCAAAGCATTTAAGAACGCATACTTTCTACTGTATGACATTGCTTGACCTGTTCCGTACTTATCTAAACCACCCATAGCAGTACATCCATCGATCACAATAAAACTTTTTGGATCATCGATGTCAGTTATTCTCATGGTGCAAGTAACAACAACACATTTATCTGTGATGTCTGTTATGTAATTGCAGGTTGGATATAAACCATTTTCTAATAGAGCTGCCATTGCAACTCTTTGAACATCATCATGCAGCAAAGGATTAAAAGGCATTCCTTTAACCTTACTTGCTTTCTTTACACCACTAGCATGATTACAGGCGTTATAAAGTTTCTTATGTATGTTACTCATATTGTTTCCCTTCATTTGATATACATTTATTTCACTACTCATATTTTTATTCCCCATAGTTTGGTTATTAATTGTTTTTGTTCATCTGCTAGATCTTTATAATAAAAGAAATGATTAAGATCTGGTGGCTCCATCATACTTGCTAATCTGTTGATGTTACCTTCAGAAAACATAATCATTTTTTCCCATGTTAGAATTTTATCTACCATGACATCATAAAGATGTTGTAAATGATCTGCCTTCATTAACTCATGGCTCTTATCAAAGATGATATAATCTTTATCATTAACATATACCAAGTATGGTATCTTCTTTGTTGCCATGTAGTAGAACGAAGTTTGTGTAAGGTTTTCTATTGTAGGTTCTGAAGGTAAATCTTGAGTGATCATGTTCCACTCTTCCTTACCTTTAACCTTCCTTAAATTAGGTGGTTTAGTTTTAAGTTCTATAAATTTTGTTTTAGTTTCATAATCGATACGACCAATGACAGGCTTGATCATGTCAAACTCTTTTAGTTCTACATATCTTTCACAAACTAATTTTTCTTTTTCGACAATCTGCTGCACAACTTTTTTTGTGATTGGAATACAATCTTCTGCAAACTTAATCATAGCTTCTCTGCCGAACTTATCTTTTGCGTCAACAGGTGGGTTTGCATTTATAATTTCTTTTTCTTGATCGAAACAAACTTTATAATCTCGATCCCATTCTGTTTCTTTAATTGTTTTTGATTTGTAAATTACATCTGCAATTTGTTTCTGGACCACATTATTAACTAGGTTACCAAAGTTAGCTTTGTATCTAAATGGAAACTTCCTTCTAACTTCTTGAGGGAAACTGTAACCAATAATATTTTTTGCAAAGGGTGTACTTGTAGATGAGTAAGACCAATGATCTAATCCTTCACCACCATTAAATATTGAGAATGCTTTTTCTATTTTATCGTTTTCCATTTTTTTCCAATCTGTTTTTTTGCTAACGTACAGGCATTTATATGTGTTGTCAACGGAAGATTTTATTTATATAACGGAGTGAAAATGACTAAAAAAAAACTACCTTATAAAAAGGTTCGAATAATTTGGGTTGATATTTGTAGCAGCTCACAATGGTATGATGATTTATCTGATGTTGATAAGTTTAGTTACTCCTGGTGTGAAGATGTTGGATTTCTATATTATAAAGATTCTAAAGTAGTAAAAATATTTACATCTTTTTCTTATGATGAAGATAAACTATCCATTGGAAATATAACTGCGTATCCTAGAGCTGTAGTTAAGAAAATTATAAAGGAAAAATGACATATTCTGGAATATTTGAAGAAACTGATTGTAAAAAAGAATTAGAAAGAGCCAAGAAATTTATTAAGAAACAAGAAAATATAATTTTTGCGCTTGAGAAAGAGATTGAAGAGAAAGAAAACGAGATAAGGATATTAAAAAATGGCTCGTGATGTATATGCTTTTAGTAATGGCAAATATTCTGATTGGCACAGAAAATATGACGGCATTGCTTATATAGATGTTGATAGTGTTGAGTGCTGCCAATACTGTTACGAACCTTTAGCTATAATTGAGACTTGTTATGACAAAGATCAGAAATGGAAGGCTACAACCCTCTCAAAGATCATCGCAGAACGCTTAAACATACCCTGTTTTTTAGTATTCTATAAGGAACTGACACCAAGTAGCCTAACCTTTAGAATCAAGCGTATACGGAGCCGACAGACAGAGTTTAGACTAATGAGTGAGGATCAATGGGTTAAAATCTTGAGATCCTTGCATGACCACCACAAATTAAAATGTAAATCAACCAAACGAAAGGATAAATAATGAATGTAAGCAGAGGATTTTTACATATAACTTATAAGATATACCACCATTTAGATCTGGTAGACGGAGAGAGGAAGTCACATTGTTTAAATGTATTCTTATCTGTGATGAAATATGCTTGGAAAAAGAATGGATATAAGGCTCAGCTGCGTCATGAAACAATACACAAAGATACCGGTCTTTGCCGGACCACAATTAAATCGTGTCTGGAAACTCTTAATAAATTAAATATTGTTAAGTCTGTTAGAGGTAGATCTGGTAAAACTTATCTTGTTAATGAAACATTTTTGAGAGCCGAGAAACTTTACGAGCCAACCCAGATAGCCGTTAAACCTACACAAGATAGCCGTTTTACGGCTACATTAGAAGAAACAATATCCATTAATAATATAGGTAAAATAGTTAAGAGTTTTGCAGGGGATACCGAGAAGATATTAGATGAGTTATCTAAGCTACCTCTGGAAGAGTTAAAAGCAGAAACTGTTAATGTTTACCTCTGTAAACAAGCAATTCAAAGAAAGGAAGATAACGAAATAAAAGCTAATGCAACTTATGTTAGTGGGGATAAAATATTGGCTGCATTGTCCAAGATAAAGAAACAAGCTAACCCAAGATACAGAGAGAAAGTTGAGTATAATAAGCGTAATGGGATTAAACCATGGGAGAATAAATAATGCCGGGTAGACCAATGAGAAAGGTTTTTTGTCAAGGTTTTACTAGAGCTGGATTGAGATTAGGTTTAAAAATCCCCTGTAAAATGAAAGGTTATCTACTTGCAAATAATACTTACAAGTGTAAATATCATGGCTATCAAAATGTAAAGGGATTTAAAAAGAAAAACTATACAGATGAAACAAGGATTAAACAATTAAAACACCTCTTGCAGTTTAGGAACTATACAGATGAACAACTCAAAAACTATTACTATGAAAAAATCAAACCGGGAATTGATAACAACAAACCAAGCAGATATAATATGCGATGCTCTAGCAAATGGAAAAACCCTTACAGAAATTCTGGAAGATCAAAAGACTTATCCGTTCAGTTTGATGAAGTTTTACGCATACTTAAAAAAAAATCCGGAACTAGAAATAAAAATAACTGAAGCTAGAAAGTACGGAGTTCAAACTCTGATTGATAAACTACTTCAAGTTTTTAAATATCAAGAAATTGAAGATCCCAATGCGATCCTCTGGATCCGGGAGAAAACTAAGTTTATTACATTCTTAGCAAATAAATTAACAGATCTATATTCTGATAATAAACCTATTAAACAAAACATTGATCAGAAAATGACTATTAGTTGGGAAGATACTGAGGATGATTTGATTGATGTATCTGGGGATATAACTGATATACCCCCAGACAATAAAGATTAATCTTCTGATTTTTTTATATTAATAATTAATTCTATTTCAGAACTATAAGGATGATTTAATTCCTCATACTCTTCTAAAAAAGAAATCATTTTCTTTAATCTATTTCCGTCTTTACTTTTAACAGAAGTAAGCAACTGATTTTTTAATGTCTTATTTCCTTTGTATTCATTTCCATAAGAATTAATTGTGTATTTATCTATGTACATTTTTTTCCTTTCTGTTTTTTATATTTTTCTTGCCATGTATTGAAAGACAGGATCATGATTAACATTCCCATACTTCAATCTTTTTTGGTATAATTCCACAACATTATTCTCTGCTAATCTCATAAAAAAATTAGCAATATCTCTTAGATTATTGTCGTAGAACCTCTGTCTTGCTAAGTATCCTTTGTCGTAATAAGTTATTACTTCTCCAGATTTAGCCGTTTGTACCCATGCTTCGTATTTACTTAGTGTCATTTTTACCTCTTTGTTTTATTTGTTTGTTTTTATAATGAGTGTAAATAATTCCTTTAGCACTCAAGATATTTATTAGAGTTTGTTTTTTTAACTCTTCTAAATTTTGTTTAGTCTCTAATTTTATATGCATAATCTTTTATTAACCTTTCTGCCTTATCCATATATAGATACTTGAAACCATTGTCTTCTGCTCTATCTGTCGCACCACAAAAAAGATTTAATTTTTTTGCTAAGTCTTTTATGATTTCAATTTTCTTTTTTCTTTGTTGTTTTTTTTGTTCATGTCTTTTAGCTTTGTTTATTTCTTGTACTACTCTTATTTCATTTAGTGTTTGATCTGGCATTATTCATTCCCCCATTGTTGAGCCATTGCTTGAGCAATTCCAGACCAAAATTTTGATCTGTCTTTAGAACCTCTTGCAACATATCTGTTTTTGTTTTTGTTTGTATTTTTATATCTACTAGTACCACTTTCAATAAATGTTTTAACTTCTGATTTATCTATGATATTTGTAGGTTTTAACTTTGGCAATCCTTTTAACCACAATCTAGTTTTTTTTGTGTATGGATGACCAAATTCGTATGGTTGAATTTCCTGTGTATGTTTAGGTAATTCAAATATTCTTGATTGTACCGGATTTTCAATTGCAACTTTACAATCCAAATTATAAAAGCACATAAAGAATTTTTTTGCTTCCAATCCTTTATGGTATCGTTCCATATTTAATTTACCTTTTTCTGGATATAAACGACAAGCACCGGCATTTGATAAATAAGTACATGGTGGATGAGCAATTATTAAATCCCATTTATACTTTTCTAAATTTAAATAATTTAAAACATCCCCTTTAAAATGATTTCCGGGAACCTCTGTATCTAAAATATCACAACTCCAAGCGTCATGACCTCTTTCTTTAAATGCTTCTCTGACAGTTCCAGAATACTCACAAGCTATTAACACTTTCATTTTTTTTACTCTCCTATTGGTTGATTTAAAAAATTATTTAATTCATAAACTTTACTTCTAACATCATAAAATTTACGACTTAAAAAGTCTGGATGATTTCTATCCATAATTTTATGATCAATATAAACTGAATAATTTGTTGCGTGTTTTAATGGAATAAAGGATTGCGTTCCGTGTTCCTTTCTGGA